ATTCAGGGTTTGATAGTGGAATTGCAATAATAAGAAGTGCAAATTCACAAACTGGGTATATTAATATGGTAGGTGGAGCAATGAATTTTAACTCCCCATCAATACCAATTACATTTAGACAGGCAGGAGCAGAAAAAATGCGTATTAGTGGGGGTGATGTTTTGATTGGAAATACTACAGTACCAGCAAATGGTAGTGGTGGTTCAGCTTTTGTAGATTCTAGTGTAGATAGAAAATATTTAAAATTAAGTTCAAGTTCAGATTCTGCTGTAGGTCTTGTATATTTTGATAATACAAATGGTACAGTAGGTAATATTTCAACAAGTGGTTCTGCAACTACATACAACACTTCTTCAGATTACAGATTAAAAGAAGATTTAAAAGATTTCAATGCTTTAGAGATTGCATCAAAAATTAAAATGTATGACTTTAAATGGAAGGCAGATGATACAAGAAGTTATGGTGTAATGGCACACGAACTTCAAGAAGTAGTGCCACAAGCAGTTAGTGGTAATAAAGATGCTGAAGATATGCAACAAGTTGATTATAGTAAGTTAGTACCTATCTTATTAAAGTCAATACAAGAACTTGAAGCTAGAGTTCAAGAACTAGAAAAAGAAATTTAAAAATATTATATTTGTATAAATTAAAATAAAAAATTATGGCTAATACTTACTCTTGGAATTGCAGAACGGTAGATTGCTACCCAACTTTTGATGATGAAACCGATGTTGTATACAACGTACATTGGCGTATAACTGCTACAAGTTCAGAGGTAGATGCAAATGATAACCCTTATACTTCAAGTATATATGGTACAGAAACTATATCTACAGAAGACATTGAGAACTTTATACCTTTCGCAGACTTAACAAATACTATTGTTACCGAATGGTGTGAAACTACAATGGGTGAAGAGAAGGTTGCTGAAATGAAAACAAGTTTAGACGCTAACATTGAATCTCAAATTAATCCGACATCTGTTACTTTACAAGTTGCAGAATAAAAATAATTTTACTTTTCTTTAGTTAAGTTTGTAGTATTATATGTTTAACTATTAAATTTTAATATTATGCCTTCAGCTGGTTTAATGAACGGAACTACCGTTGTACTAAGCATTAAAAACGCAGATAGTGGTTCTTATGACACTATTGGACATACTACTTCATCTTCTATAAGTTATACTTTAGATACCCCTGACGCTACTTCAAAAGACTCAGGTGGTTATAGAGAAATAATTGCAGGAGTAAGAAGTTTGGATATGAGTTTTGACGGCTTTGTCGCATATGACGACACGACAAATATTGAAGAATTAATGGTATTTATCAACAACAGAACTAAAGTTAATTGCAAGTTTGCAACTGCACTTTCAGGAGACGTTGTATATTCTTGTGATGGGTTTTTAACATCTATAGAATATGGTGCAGATAGTGAAGCACCTGTTACTTACTCAGGAAGTTTTTCTTCAACTGGTAGTGTAACTATTGGTACTAACGCATAATTTTTAATTTACAATTTTAAATTGTAGATTTACTTTATGAATAGTAAAAGAGGTTACGTAGAAATAGAAATTGGAGGGAAAAAAAGAACCCTCCATTTTTCTATGAATTTTTGGTGTCATTTTACAGAGACACTAAATATCAGTCTTAATGATTTAGATAAATTTTTCACTTCAGGAATAAACATATCAACGATTAGAGCATTAGTATATTCAGGATTAATATCTTATGACCAAGAAGAAAAAAACACTATTGATTATACTATATATGACGTTGGCTCTTGGCTTGAAGATTTTGATTCAGAGCAACTTACCAAAGTTATGAATACTCTTTCACAATCTAGAATATTAGGTAATGACCTTAACATGGGTATAGAAAGAAATTCTAAGAATCAAAAAAAAAAGTAGACAAAGACGCTTGGGAATTAATACTAGATTTCTACATTGGTCAATGTGGAATAAATCCAAACACATTTTGGAATAATACATTAAATGAAAATATAAGATTATCTGAATCGCATCAGATACAACAAAATCTAGAATGGGAGAGGATTAGATATGTCGCTACTATGATGATAAATCTTAAAGCACAAAAGGCATCACAGAGAATACAACCACAAAAATTATTCAAATTACCACAGGATAAAACAAGTGGTTTGCCTCAAGCAAAACCATTATCTAAAGAAGAACTAAACAAAGTAATTGACAAGTGGGATAAGATAGAAAAAACTGGAAAGAAACGTAAGTATTAAAATATTTATATTTGTTAACAAATTATCCTTATGAGCAGAGAAAGACTAGAATATAAAATAACTGGTGACTCATCCAGTTTCCGTAATTCCATAAAACAATCAGAAAAATCCGTTAATGGATTTCAACAACAATTGAAAGGTGTAGCCTCTACAATGAAGCTAGTTTTTGTTGGTGCATTAACCGCAGCAGGATTTCAAGCACTAAGAAGTGCAAAACAATTTGATAAATCAATGACACAAATAAAGTCATTGGTAGGTATTGCAGGTGCTGAAGTAGATAAGATGGGAGAAACTGCCATAAAAATGGCAACTAAAACTGGTAGGGGTGCAAACGAAGCGGCAGAAGCATTATTCTTTATAACGTCAGCAGGTCTTCGTGGTAGTGAAGCAATGGAAGTTCTAGAGGCTTCTTTAAAGGCGGCGGCAGTAGGATTAGGTGAAACTAAAACTGTAGCTGATTTAGCAACCTCTGCACTTAACGCTTATGGTTCAGCAAATCTTTCTGCAACTGATGCAACGGATGTTATGGTTACTGCGGTTCGTGAAGGTAAACTAGAAGCAGGAGAGTTAGCACAATCAATGGGACGAGTTTTACCATTAGCCTCAGCTATGGGTGTAGAGTTTCATGAAGTCGGTGCAGCGTTTGCGGCACTTTCTAGAACTGGTACAAATGCGGCGGAAGCATCTACACAAATCAGAGGAATCTTTGCATCGTTATTAAAACCTACTCAACAAGCAGAAGAAGCATTAGATAAAATGGGTTTAAGTTCTGCTGAACTAAGAACACAATTAAGAGAAAAGGGGTTACTGAGTACACTACAAACATTACAAAAAGAGTTTAAAGGTAATGATGAAGCGGCGGCACAAGTCTTTGGTAATGTAAGAGCATTATCAGCAGTATTAGATTTAATGGGTGAAAACGCTGATGGCACAAGAAAAATATTTGATAATTTAACGCAATCGCTAGGTGCAACTAATGAGGCTTTTTTAATTACTGAAGAATCAACTTCACAAAAATTAGATAAGGCTTTAGCTCAATTAGGAAATAGCACAATTCCAGTAGCTGAAAGTGCTTTGCTTGGATTAGTAAATGCTACAAATGGTTTAATAACTGCATTTAAAAGTTTAGGAAAAGTAGCACCTAGAGAGTTAGATAACATACAAAGAAGTATAGATAGAAATAAAAAATCTATGGAAGGCTTTACAAAGTCAGGACAAGATGCTTCTAAAGTAATGAGAGGTTTATTTTCTTCACAAGCATTATTTGGCAAAGATATTGATAAACCAAAACAAGAAGACTTGTTATTAAAAAACATTTTAACATTTGATAAAGGAGATAACTCAAAACAAACTTTTGATACCTTAAAAGAGTTTAATAAAACTTTTGATACAAGTTTTAAAGACTTATCAGAAATAACTAACGAAGTTCAGTTTGATTTATTCTTATTAAATGATACTGCTAATTTATTAGAGCCTACCATGAGAGGTATGGCAGAAGGATTTGATATTTCAAAATTAAAATTACAAGAATTACAAGATGTTATAGCAGAAACAGAAAAAAACCAAAAACAATTTGCTTTAATATCAAATATAGTTACTGCTGGAATGAATTTATTTTTTGACGCATTAAGTAATCCTGAAGGTTTTGATAATTTTTTAAAAGGTATTAAAAAAGTTATAATTCAGTTGCTAAAACAATTAGCAATAATGACAGCTATTTCAGCAATATTTGCACTTGTTACTGGAAAAAGTTTTGCTGATGTTTTTAAATCCGTATCAGGTTTAGGAACTCCAAGTGAGGGTTTTACAATGTTTGCAAATGGTGGTATTGTGACTAGCCCAGTTGCAGGAATAGTAGGAGAGGCAGGTGCAGAGGCAGTAATACCACTTAACAGATTACCACAAATATTAGGTAATACATCAGCAGGTGGTAAAGGAGAATTTACTTTAAGAGGTCAAGACTTAATATTAGCTTTAGAAAGGGCAAGTGATTTTAGAGCAAGAATAACTGGATAATCATGGCATACGGAGAATTATATAGAGTTAATTTTTTTGACCCTGATGAACATAAGTTTTTATTACAGATTTATGAAGACGGTTATAGTGGTCTAGTTTCTAGTAATTTAAATCTAGGTGCAAATCCAGTAGTAATATCATATCAACAAGACGATGATTTTTTTAATCCTATTATAGGTAGTTCTTGTAAGTTACAATTTTATATAGATGAAAATAGTGGTGGTGATGCTTGGGAATTAGAAAACACTAACTGGGATTTAGCTAATTTTTTATGGAACGCAGAAGGAAGTATAAATTTTCTTGAGCCTAGTA